CGTTTGGTATGCCTTGGATTCTTTCGCTTCCCTAGGATGAGGTCATGGCTAACAAGCGTTGTACGCAAGTAGAGAAAAAGTTCCGTATCGCCAGAATCACTCGCATGATGGCGAACGGCGCTACGCGCCAAGACTTAGTTCAATATGGCGCTCAGGAATGGGGGCTAGGCAAGCGCAGAGTCGACGAGATGATCGCTGAGGCGCGTAAAGAGCTTGAGGAGGACTACAGCCTTGATCGACAAGCTTTTACCGCTCTACTGCTGTCTCAGCTTTCTGTGATCCAGAAGAAGGCCATGGAGCAGTCAAACTTGCAAGCTGCTCTCGGCTGTATCAACACTGCTGCCAAGCTCGCCAAGATCTACGACTGATGGGAATCCTGTCTGCGATTCCGTCTGGAAACATCCTGCAGCGCATCGGCGAAAATAATGAACAGATAGATCTGCAGCGTGTTCTTGCTCGCGTGCAAGACGACCTGCATCCTGGTCAGCTCGATTTTGTGGCTGACGAAACGACTGAGATCATCGGCCTGTCTGCAGGCTATGGAGCAGGGAAGACGAGAGCGTTAGCCGCAAAGACTTTGCACCTTGCAGCGGCTAATCAAGGTTTTATCGGCTGTGTGATGGAACCGACAGGGCCGTTGATCCGCGATATCTGGCAAAACGATTTCGAGAACTTTCTTGAGCAATACGAGATTCCGTACACCTTTCGTGCATCTCCATTGCCGGAATATGTGTTGCATCTGCCTGGTGGAGACACAAAGATCCTGTGCCGCAGTTTCGAGAATTGGTCACGGATCATCGGCCTAAACCTGTCGTTCGTCCTCGCCGATGAAATAGACACTGTGAATCCGAGCGTCTGTTCTCGCGCATTTCCGAAGATTCTTGGTCGCCTACGGTCCGGCAATGTTAGGCAGTTCGCAGCAGCGTCTACGCCTGAGGGTTTTAGATGGATGTGGCAAACCTTCGGTTCGGATGATGCGGCAAAGCACTCTGATCGCAGATTGATCAGAATGCGTACGGCGGACAATCCACATCTGCCGCAAGACTTCATCGAACGACTACGCGCGAACTACGACCCATCTCTTCTCCAGGCGTATCTGGAAGGTCAGTTCTGCAATCTCACAACTGGTCAGGTTTACGACCGATTCGACCGATCTAAACACGTTTCAGCACTATCTGAGCAGGACTATCAGAACGAGCCTTTAAGGGTTGGCGTCGACTTCAACATCGGCAACATGAGCGCAGTCATCGGTGTCCGTCTTGACAACAAACTTCATCTGATCGACGAGATCAGCGGCGCTCATGACACCGACGCCTTGGCACAGGAATTACGCCAAAGATTTCCCCACTCTGTTGTCTATGTCTACCCTGACGCATCAGGCTCAGCACGATCTACGAATGCCAGCCGCACAGACATACAAATCTTGGAATCGTATGGTTTCAGCAACCAATCACCGAAAGCCAATCCTCCCATTCGTGATCGGGTGGCTTCTGTACAAGCTCTTTTGGAAAACGGCAAGGGTGAAATCAGGCTCCAGGTAGCACCACGCTGTAAACGCACCATCGAGTGCCTTGAGCTTCAGAGTTACACGGAGGCAGGCGATCCTGACAAAGACGCAGGCTACGACCACATGAATGATGCTCTGGGCTACCTCGTCTACAGAGACTTCAGCATGCTCAATGCGCGTGCTGGTCGTGGTACTGGGATTAGGCTTTACTAAACTGCAGGCATCGGGCGGGTTTTAGCTGTGTATTCAGGGTTTTCTGGACGGCAACGCGTAGGCAACGTCACACAGGTGAACGACCCTAATACTGCTTGGGTAAACATGGAGCCCCATTGGGGCTTGATTGAAACTCTGCTAGGCGGCACATACAAAATCAGAAAAGGTCATCGGAAGTTCTTGCCGCAGGAGCCAAGAGAGCTTGATGAGTCCTATGACAACAGACTGCAGAGATCTGTTCTTGCGCCGTATTACTTGCGTTTAGAGCGAATGCTTGCAGGCATGTTGACTCGCAAGCCAGTACGCCTTGATGACGTGTCAGACGTTATTCGTGAGCAGCTTTTCGACGTTGATCTGCAAGGCAACGATTTACAGACGTGGCTATTTGCCACCAGTCGTCAATGCATCAGATATGGCCACGTTGGCGTACTTGTGGATGCTCCTGCGGCCAATGAAAACGGAAGGCCCTACTGGGTTTCATACACTCCAAGAGACATACTTGGATGGCGTACCGAAGTCAAAGACGGCAAGCAAGAGCTAATGCAACTGCGTCTGTCAGAAAAGATCGTTGTCCCTGATGGCTTGTACGGTGAAAAGGAAGTAGAGCAGGTCAGAGTTCTTACCCCAGGATCTTTCGAGATCCATCAAAAAGACGAGAAAGGTGATTTTGTAATTGTCGATGAAGGACGCACGAGTTTAAGCGAGATTCCCTTTAGCGTTGCATATTCCAATCGTATGGGCATTCTTGAATCGGTGCCTCCATTGGGTGATATTGCAGAGTTGAATCTTCAGCATTACCAAGTTCAATCTGACCTTTCCAATCAGCTGCACATCTCGGCTGTGCCGATGCTCGCCTTGTTCGGCTTCCCTGCATCGGCCGAAGAGATCAGCGCAGGTCCAGGAGAAGCGTTAGCACTGCCGGAAGGCGCAGCTGCTCAATACATTGAGCCAGCAGGCAACAGCTATGACGCGCAATTCAGAAGGCTGGAACAAATCGCTGCTCAAATCAATGAGTTAGGTCTTGCTGCTGTTTTGGGTGCAAAGCTGGTTGGTGAAACAGCTGAAGCAAAAAGAATCGACCGCAGTCAGGGGGACAGCACGATGATGGTTGTCGCTCAGCAAATGCAAGATCTAATTGACAACTGCTTGCGTTTCCATGCCGATTACATGCAAGAACGTAGTCCGGGCAGCAGCCTTGTAAACCGCGACTTCATGGGCACGAGGCTAGAGCCGCAAGAAATCCAAGCATTACTGCAGTTGTACACCGCAGGGACGATCACTCAAGAAACATTGCTGCTTCAGCTAGAGGCTGGCGAGGTTTTGGGCGACGACTTTGATGTAGAGCAAGAGCTTGAGGCGACTCAGGCGGGAGGTCTAACAGAAATTAGTCCTACAGATACAAGCTCAGAGACCGCTGAAGAGGCCACAATGCCAGCAGAAAGATCGGAGAGCGACAATGACGTGGATGGATAGATTCCGCAATCGCAAATCCAGCAAACATGAAAACAGCCTTCTGTATTACCAGCAAAGTGAATTGCCTGGTAATTTGTACGCGATAGTGCGAATCAGCTGGTTTCGCAAAGGAATTATTTGTGGGGTAACCGAGAGCAAGATCAACTGCGACGACATAGACGTTGTTCTTGAGTTTACGGACATCGTTGGAGACGCTTTGCGCGTTGGGGCTGACGTGTCTGTTATCTGCATTGATGACCCAATAAACCTTGGCATCTATGCGACATGACGACACCAGCAGAGTTATATCGAAACGCGGTTGACTTAAATCGCTTTAGCAACAGTGTCGCAAGGCGCATTGTGCGCACATACAACGATCTGATTGTTGATGCAATGGAGAGGTTGGCTGCCCTTGATGCCAGCCCTACGCCGACACAGTCAGCAAGGCTGCGAGCGATTTTGGCTCAACTTAAAGGATCGCTAGATGGCTGGTCTGGCATTGCTACAGCTTTGTCTGTTCGAGAGTTGCAAGGCTTAGTTGAACTGCAGACTAAGTTTGTAACCAAAGTGTTAGAGGGTGAGCTGCCTGATGATTTGATACTGCAAGCCCGTAGCGTTCAAATCAGTCCTGAGTTCGCACAAGCAGTAGCAACTATCGACCCTGCCGCATATAACGTCGTCACACTGAGCGACGACTTAGGGGCTGCAGTCACAGGGACGCCAAGGCCGTTTCGTCTTGATGTTGGCGGTGGCGCAACGATCACGCTTCCTAATGGCGCTGGTCTTGCGACATCTTTCAATCGTTTAGCGGCAAAGCAATCTGAGGTGTTTGCCAAAGAGGTGAGGAATGGTCTGTTACTAGGCGAATCTTCGGACAAGATCGCGCGGCGTTTACGTCGTCAGCTGATTGCTGTACCGAACAATCAAATCAAGGCGATGGTCCGCACCAGCGTGAATCAAGTAGCCAATGCAGCTAGTCAAGCGGTCTACACGCAAAATCGTGACATAACTAGCAAGTATCGGTATATCGCGACTCTCGACACAAGGACGTCTGCAATATGTCGTGCACTAGACAACCAGGAGTTTGTCTATGGAGAAGGCCCTACGCCTCCGCAGCATTTCAACTGCAGGTCGACAACAGTCCCTTTGATCGATTACAAGCGCCTTGGCATTGCTCCGCCGAAACCAGGTAAACGTCGTAGCTCTGGTGGCTTAGTCCCTGCCAATCAAAGCTACGGGCAATGGCTGCACAACCAGAGTGCTGAAGTCAAGGCTGATGTGCTCGGTCCTGAAAAGGTCCGATATTTCAATCGACTGGCGAGAAAATACGGTCCTACTAAGGCGATACGCAGGTTTGTAAGCGAGGACGGAACAGAGCTAACCTTGGAGCAGTTACAACGCCGTTATCCTGATGGCACTAGCAAGTAAGTACAAGTTCACCGTCGACGGGGAACAGGCAAAAGCCAAGCCAAAGGCTGCTGCCAAGAAAAAACCTGCTAAAACCAAATCACCTGAGGGAGAAGAGTGATGCCTGGCTACCACGGGCCTAAGAAGCCTCAAAAATCCATGGGTAAAGGCAAGAAGAAAAAGGGAGGCAAGAAAAAGTGAAAAAAGGATCTCGTGTCAGCTGGACCTATCAGGGCAAGCGCACTTATGGCGTTGTCACAAGCGTCAAGGGTGAAGGTGCCTACAGCATCAAAGGACCTTCTGGCGGCACTGTTACCAGGCGTGGCGCAAAAGGCGATCCGATCGTTGCCATCAAGTCAGAGAGCACTGGCAACCCTGTCTTGAAAAAACGGTCTCAGCTTCGTTCTGCGCCAAAACGCAAGTGACCATCAAACGTGGTGGCCATACGTTTGCGGGCTTTGATAAACCCATCCGTACGCCGAACCATCCGAGCGGCAAGTCTCACGCTGTTGTCGTTAAGGACGGTGATAAGCCGAAGCTCATTAGGTTCGGTCAGCAGGGTGCTAAGACGAAACGTCCGCGCAAAGGTGAAAGTGCTGCTGACAAAGCTAAGCGGGCATCGTTCAAGGCACGCCATGCGAAAAACATCGCGAAGGGGAAAACATCTGCTGCATATTGGGCAGACAAAGTAAAGTGGTCGTGAAATCAACCTTACGGGTTATTCATGTCTGAAGAGCAAAACCAGGAGATTACGTCTCCTGCACCGCAGACCAATGCCGAAATCGAATCACTAAAAAACAGCATTGCATCACTTGAAAAGAAAAACTACGAGCTGATCGGAAAACTCAAAGGCGCTAAAACCATCCCGGATGGCGTTGATATTCAGGAGCTACTGGACTTCAAAGCTAAGGCAGAACAGGCAGATCTGGAAAAGCAAGGCAAATACACCGAAGCCCGACAGGCTTTGGAGCAGCAATTCCGTGAGGCGACGGAAGAGAAGGACAAGCGCATCTCAGAGCTAGAGGCGAGGGTTCGCGAGCTTGAATTAATTGCACCAGCCAACACCGCACTAGCTGATGTTGTGCATGATCCGAGCATCGTTTTTAAGGCTGATCTGCTTAAGCCAGATCAAATCGAGCGTGATGCTGACGGAACTGTCGTCGTTGTAAATGGGTATGAGCGAAAACCCATTAGCGAATGGGCTAAAACGTTGCCAGCTTATATGCAAAAAGCACCGAAGCCACAAGGCAGTGGAGCGCCTTCTGGTCGCAGTTTCGGTGGCGACATCCCTGCAGGCACAAAAAATCCGTTCTCGAAAGAGACGTACAACCTGACTGAGCAATCTCGCTTGTACAAAACGGATCGAGATATGTACGAGAGGTTGAAAGCGGCTGCGAACCGTTAATATGCGGGATAAGGCAAAGCTACGCAGAGCCGTTCGGGTTACGCCCACACCGTAAACATCTTTTTTGAGGATCTGTCATGGCGACTCTTCGCTCTGACATCATCATCCCTGAGGTATTTACGCCTTACGTCATTGAGCAAACCACTCAGCGTGATGCCTTCCTGGCAAGCGGTGTGGTGCAGCCGATGGCTGAGCTGAATGCTTCAGAAGATGGTGGTGACTTTGTTCAAGTCCCCTTTTACAAAGCTAATCTTGCAGGCGATTTTGAGCGCCTGACGGATAGCTCATCTCTGACTCCTGGCAAGATCACTGCAGACAAGCAGGTTGCTGCTGTTCTGCATCGTGGCCGTGCGTTCGAATCACGAGATCTCGCTGCACTCGCAGCTGGTAGCGACCCTATGGCCGCTATCGGCAACAAGATTGCTGACTACATTGCCAACCAGCGCCAGAAAGATCTTCTGTCTTGCTTGGCTGGTGTGTTCGGCGCTGTTGATGACAACAGCTCTGCAGCCTTCTTGGGCCTGACTGTTGATGGCGCGACTGGCGACACTCCGACTGTGCTCGGACCTCGTCAAATCGTCGAAGGCAAGTCGATTCTCGGCGATCAAGGCGAGAAGCTGACTGCGATTGCTATGCACCCGAAGGTCTATTACGACCTGATGGAGCGTCGTGCGATCGACATGATCTATGACAACACTGGCGCTCCTGACACCGCTGCTGCTCAAGGTTCTACTGCTCCTGCTTTTGGCAGCGTGCAAGTTCCTACCTTCATGGGTCTCCGCGTGATTGTTTCGGCAGACGTTCAGACAACTGGTTCTGGCTCTTCTACCGAGTACGCCACTTACCTGTTTACTCAGGGTGCTGTTGGCTCTGGCGAGCAGCTTGGTCTTCAGACTGAGACCGACCGCGACATCCTCGCTAAGAGCGATGCTATGTCGATCGATCTGCACTATGTGTATCACCCGATCGGCTCCAAGTTCTCCACTTCTGTTTCCAACCCGACTCGGGCACAGCTGGAAACCGTGGGCAACTGGACCAAGGTGTACGAGACCAACAACATTGGTATCGTGCGGATTACCAACACCAGCAACCTTGACTGATAGGAGGTAATCACCATGGCATCCATTTTTGAGGCAACAGCGGGCAAGCTTGTAGGCCCGACCGTTGGCACGTCTGTAACTCAGGCGACCAACAAAAGCACTGGCGTGACTGCTAACGCAGCATCCGGTGTGATCACGCTGAACGACGCTGCATTGGCTGCTGCCGCTGAAGTGTCTTTTACCGTGACCAACAGCGAAGTTTCTGCTACTGATGTAGTAGTTGTGAACCACGCTTCAGGTGGGACCGCAGGTTCTTACTTGGTGCAAGCAAACACTCTTGCTGCTGGATCGTTCAAGATCACCGTGGCAAATGTTTCTGCTGGTTCTTTGTCTGAGGCGATTGTCCTCAACTTCGTAGCTCTGAAGGGCGCTAGCTCCTGATGGGTCTTTTCGCCTTTAGGCGGATGAAGGAACGTGAGGCTGCTGCCAAAGCAGCAGTCTCCGCTTCTGAAAAGCCGACCAAGCAGACTTCTACTGTGACGCCCGATGGCAGTAACAATCGACGCAACAGCGGGCGGCGCAAACGCCAACAGCTACATAACGCTGGCTCAAGCTGACGCGTATGTAGAGGCGATGATCAAGAGCACGGACGTTTCCAAGTGGAGCACCGGCACTGATGACAATCGCAATCGATCACTAGCCGCAGCTGCTGAACGGCTTGATCGCGAAAGATTTTTAGGAGCACGCGCCACAGATACGCAAGCAAGGCAATGGCCGCGTACTGGCGTGCGAAAGCCAGATACCTACGTCAACACGTACGCCACTGGCTTTCCTTTCCGCATCTCTGAGGATTACTTCACAGACGAAGAGATCCCGGACCAAATCAAGCGGGCACAGATTGAGCTTGCTGTCTACCTGCACAACAACACGGACGGCATCAGCCTGAGTGGCTTGAACGACTTCAAGAATGTGAAGATCGGCAGCCTTGATGTCACACCCGACAAGACTGGAGCTGTTGGCGCTGATCACGTTCCGCCGATGTTTGAAAGGTACTTGACGGGTCTTAGAATTAGTGGACCAGGCAACATCGCTATTCGCAGGAGCTGATCATGGGCATGGACTACAGCGTGGGTGCAGAGTTCATCTCGGATACAGCCGAGCACACAGGACGTTTTAACTGCATTTACTTCAAAGAAGATTCTGTGATTAGCGCAATTACAGCGCAGGACTACACAGGCAACAGCCTTGCTGGCGAGACGTTCGTCGCTCGAACCAAGCTCTACGGTGTGTTCACGAGCTTGACGCTGACTAGCGGCGCAGCTATCGCTTATAAAATCTGATGGCGCTTTCTGATTCGCTCGCACGAGTCGCGAGCAAAATCTTGAAGCAGTTCGGCGGTGATGTGACAGTGCGTTACGTCACTGGTGGCACGTACAACACCACCACAGGCGCGATAAACGAAACAGAGAGCGATACGACGGTTCCGGGTTTGCTTGAAGATGTGAACTTGCGGGAGGTCAATGAGCTGATTCAGGCTGGCGACAAGCGTTTAACGGTTGCAGCTGATGATCTTGCTACTGCACCTGAGACTAAGGACCGCGTCGTTATTGGCAGCGTTGTTCATCAGATCATCCGTGTGCAGACGACAGAGCAAGACAACAGCGCGATCATTTATGAGTTGATCCTCAGGGCTTAGTGATGGCACGCGAGATCAAGATCACTGACATTGCTGACTTGATGGAGGCGGAGATCGAGCATGTGGTTAAGCTGACTGCACTTGAGTGGACAAAGGAAGTCAAAGAACAGACTCCTGTACGGGTTGTTCGAGAATCTGATCCTCCGTCCTATAGAGGTGGTGGTGATTTGCGAAAAGCTTGGCAGACGCAGATCGGCAAGTTTGAAGCAAAGATCACGAACAACATGGAATATGCAGAACCGGTGTTGTATGGCAATAACTTGCCACCAAGCTGGAAGGGTCAATATCGAACTCGACAAGGAACGGTCCCTGGCTTTCCAGACCTCATTGGCAAAGAAATTGCGACCACGAGAGTGCCTAGGTTTATTGAAGCTTTCAGGAGGCGCAACTGATGGCAGCTGCTGATCTCAACGACATCAGGGCCACTATTGAGGGAAGGCTTGCTACAGAGCTTGCCAAGACTCCGCCAACGCCAGTAGTGTTCCACAACATGGCGTATGAACCAACGCCAAACAGCACTTGGGTGCAATGCCTCACTACCTTCGGCGCTAGTCAGTATCTCGGGCAAGGTTCTACGACGAATTCGCAGAACCGAATCGTTGGATTGGTAGTGCTAAACATTTTTTCGAGCAAAGGCGTAGGCCCTGGTCCGAGTCTTGTCATTGGTAAACGGATTCGAGATTTGTATAATCGGGTTATCGTGTCGGGGGTTTTCTTCGACGCTCCTACAGGCCCAGAGGCTTTGGCTTCGCCAACTCCCGAGGGTTACTTCCAAACTCAGGTCCGTGTGACCTTTGAATTCATCGAGGAACTCTGACCATGGCCACTATCCGAGGCGAATCCGGCTCAGTTGAATTTGACGCTGCAGGCAGCACGCTTGCAACGATTGTTGGCACTCGCTCTTGGAGTCTGACCATCACCAAGGAAACCCTGGACACCAGCAAGCATGGCGACACGTTCCGCAGCTTTGTTGGCAGCATGATCAGTGGCTCTGGCACTGTTGAGCTGGTGTATGACCCAGACGCAACTGGTCAAGCTGGATTCCTTGAAGATGTCGTCACAACTGGCGACACGGCAGATGCTTCGTTCGAGCTGTTTACTACTGGCAGCACAAATGATTCCGACTCTGTGACGTTCAACGGGATTATCACCGACATGGAGATCACCTCTACTGTTGGTGAGCTTGTAATCGTCAGCTGTAATTTCATCACCTCTGGCACCATCACTTCTAACCTTGAGTGATGAGGCTATAGTTTGGGTGACAAATGTGTCGCCTAAATGCCTGCTGGAAATCGCACAGTTGACTTGCTGGTTGGGGCTTTTGACCTCAACCAGCGCCGCAAGTTTGAACTGAAGAACGCAGACGGCAAAAAGATCGTCGATCTGTACTTCAAGCCGATCACACGCGCCGACCGCAAAAAAGCACAGCAGTTGGCTGGCACTGATGAAGCATTGGACATCAGCACCAACATGCTTTGCCAGATTGCTGAGCTTGAAGATGGCACCAAGGCTTTTGCTGCTGCTGATGCCAATAAGCTGCAGCGTCAGCTGCCTGAGTCTGTACTGAACGAGATTGAGCTGTTCCTGTTCGGTCTTGGGGAAGAGGCTGATCTGGAAGACGCAAAAAACGACTGAAGCAGGACAACTGGACTTACTTCGAGTTCTTTCTGGCCTGCGAGCTTGGAATGACGGTTAGCAGGCTTCGCACGGAGTTGACCGATGCGGAGCTTGTGCATTTTGCTGCTTTTTACGAAGTGAAGGGTGAGCGTGAGGAAAAGGCGATGCAGCGCGCAAAGCAAATGCGGCGGTAGTATTGACTTATTGCTAGGCGGTCATGGCAAGGGCTTCGGTAGAACTGATTGTCGAAGTCGTCAAGGCAGTAAATCCGCTGCGCCGTGTTGAGCAGCAAAGCAAGAAAGTAGAGCAGGCACTTAAGAAAAATCAGAAGGCAGCGAGAGATGTCGAGGCTGCGTTCCAAAGGATGGGACGCAAAGGCATAAGAAGTTTTCGTGACCTAGAAGCTAATGCTGCCCGCTTAGGCAAACGCATGGGCGGTCTTCGTGGAACTATTGGCAAAGCGGCTATCGCATTTGCTGCCTTCAGGGCAGTGCAGACAGGTGTCCAGCGAGTTGAATCTGAACGCAGAATCAAACTGCTTGGTCAACGGTTCGGAGAATACGCAGGACTACAGAATGCAGCAACGCAAGCTGCCAAAAAATTCAACCTGAGTCAGACAGAAGCCAACCAAGCTCTTGCGAATGCTTTTGCTCGCCTTCGCCCTCTTGGTGTTTCGCTTGAAGATATAACCTCAACCTTCGGTGGTTTCAGAACTGCAGCTGTCCTTGGTGGAGCTACTGCAGCGGAAGCATCGGCGGCCTTCACTCAGCTTTCGCAGGCATTGGGCTCTGGAGCATTACGCGGCGATGAGTTCCGAAGCATCGCAGAGCAAGCCCCACTGGTTCTGCAGGCCATCTCTGATGAAACAGGCGTTGCGGCTGGAGACCTCAAGGAATATGCAGCGCAGGGTCTGCTGACTAGCGATATTGTTATTAAGGCTCTTAGGCGTATTGAAGCTGAAGGGGCTGGCCGTCTTGCTCAAGCATTAGACGGACCTGCGGCAAAGATTAAAGCGTTCCAAAACGCCACTGAAGATGTTCAGGTTGCTTTGACCGAAACAGTCGTCCCTGAGCTTTCCAAGTCGTTCGTCATCCTTGCAGGAATAATTAACGACCTCAAGCCTGTAATTCAAGGCGTTGGATCTTTTGCGGCAAAGGTTCTTGGTGGTATTGCGAGCACCATTGAACGCATCCGTGATCCTAAAAAACTTGCTTCTGATGTTCGCACAGATCAAGCAAGAAAGTTGATGGCGAAAGGGATTTCTCTCAGAAGACTCACAGGCTCCGGGATGTCGAATTTAGGGGCAGACTATAAAGCGCAAGAAGCGGCATTATTTGCAGCAGCGGCAAAGCCAGATGCATCGCCTTTAGGTACATCGCCCTTACCTAAGCTGCCTTCTAAAACTAAAACTGGAAAAACAGAGGCTGAAAAGCAGGCAGATGCGCTAAAGCAGCAACAGAAATCAGCAGCCGCATTGCTTTTGTCTAAGAAACAAGAGGCCCTGTTGATGGGGGACATTACTGAAGAGCAGCGTGCTGGCTTAGAGCACGCCATAGAAAAGATGAATCTCAAACGGCAGTTCCCGCTCCTTAGCGAAGATGAGCTGCAAGTATTGCGAGATCAGCTTGACATCAATTTTGGGCTGTCGAAGGAAGACAAAGAGAGACTTGCCAACGCAAAAAAATTAAAAGATGCGCAGGACGCCGAAAAGAAGCGTGCTGAAGAACTCAAAAACGTTTATCGAGGTATTGGCGACACGATTGCTAACGGCGTTGTCAGTGCTCTTAAGGGTGCGGTGACTGGCACGCAGTCTTTGGCAGAGGCGGCAACCAACATGCTGAACAGCTTGATTGACCAGTTGCTGCAGGTTGCAGTCAATATGGCCCTGTTTGGTCAAGTGACCGGAGCAGCAGGTAGCACCAGTGGGCTTTTAGGTTCTATATTTGGCGGCTTTTTTGCAAATGGAGGCACTGTTAAACCTGGCAAGTCCTATGTCGTTGGGGAAAAAGGTCCCGAGTTGTTCACACCTGGCAGGACGGGAAGCATCGCTCCAAACGACGCAATGGGCGGGGCTAACATCGTGGTGAACGTTGACGCTTCTGGCACTAGCGTTGAAGGAGATGCTCAACAATCCAAGGCACTCGGCCAAGCACTTGGTGCAGCTGTTAAAGCTGAGCTGATCAAACAGAAAATGCCTGGAGGACTTCTCGCGTAATGGCTACTTTCCCTTCAATCACGCCGACCTACGGCATTCAAAAGAACAGCGCCCCAAACGTCAGGATTGCTCAGTTTGGGTCGGGCTATAGCCAACGCAGCACATTCGGCATCAATCAAAACCCGAAAACCTACAGCCTGACTTTTCAGGTTTCTGAGACAGACGCCGACACGATTGAAACGTTCTTGGATGCACGCGGTGGAACGGAGAACTTTGATTTCACACCGCCTGGTGAAGCATCTAGCGGCAAGTACATCTGTAGGGAATGGAGCAAGTCGATTCCGTATTTAAACCGTGCCACAATCCAGGCAACATTCGAGGAGGTGTTTGAGGCATGACGACTACACCTGAATCAGTAAAAAGGGAACTGCACTCGCTGGAGCCATCAGCGATCATTGAGCTGTTTCAACTGCACCTGACTCAAGCTGTAAACGGCGTCAATTTGGTGTATTACTACCACGCTGGAACGAATGAGCTGTCGCAAGATCTTGTATTTGGCGGCATCACATACTCTGCGGTGCCTATCGAGGTTGATGGGTTTGAGGTGACAACAAAGGGCACACTGCCTCGTCCAAGGATGAAGATCAGCAATGTTGATGGCGCGATAACTGCTTTGATGCTTTCATACAATCCTTTGCAAGCAGAAGTCAGGAGGATTCGCACTTGCAAAAAGTTTCTAGATGCTGTGAATTTTGAAAGCGGCAGCAACTCGACCGCTGACTCTACCGCGATTTTTAATGGTGGTTATGAGTCTTGGTACATTGATCGTGTTGCAGCTGAAAATCCGCAAATTGTTGAGTTTGAGCTAATTGGTAAGCTTGATTTAACCAACTTGAGTTTACCTGGCAGGCAGGTTGTTGAGCACTGTCCGTGGAGGTACAAAAGCAAAGAGTGCGGTTACAAGCCAGGCAAGATGTTTAACCTGGCTAACCAGCAGGTTACAAATGCAGCAGATGACCAGTGTGCAAAAAACTTAAAAGCATGTGAGTTACGATTTCCAAAGGGTCAAGGCATTGGTCCCAAGGATGAACAGTTGCCATTCGGAGGGTATCCAGCTGCACGACTTCAGATCTGACGCTGAACAGCACGCAGCAAGATGCGCTCCAAGCGAATCTTGTGGCGTTGTGGTTGACGGTAAATACTGGCCTTGCCGGAATATCGCTGACGACCCGTGTGCCGATTTTGTAATTGAGCCAAAAGACTACGCTGTTGCAGCGATGTTCGGCGCTGTTCAAGCCATAGTGCATTCACATCCTGAAGGTGGAACGGCTAGCGATGCCGATCGCCGTGCTTGCACTGGAACGCAAGTTCCGTGGCATATTTGGAGCGTGCCAGACAAGCAATGGTCAACTATCAAACCCTGATCGGCAGGCAGTGGGAGTACGGCAAGTTTGACTGTTTCACGCTGATCCGTGACTGGTTTGGATTGCAGGGCATTGAGCTGCCTGATTTTGAGCGCCCTGACGATTTGCAAAATTGCGAGAGCATCTTCCTGAAACAGGCTCTCGCTATAGGTTTTGAGCAAGTTGGCTACAACAAAAGACGTCCCGGCGATGTGCTGATCATGAACCTTGGAACGGCAACACCAATGCACGCTGCCGTTCTTTTGCCTAATGAACGGATTTTGCACCAGCGCCAAGATTCGCTGAGTGCGGTAGAGCCTTTAAGGAGATACTATGTTTCTAACGTTGCAGCGGTCTTTCGGTATGCAGCAGACCGTTAGGTTGCTGGGTGGTCTGGGCGAGCGTTACGGCTCAGAGCATAAATACTATGACCTGCGTTCACCTGCAGACGCGATCAAGCTGCTGTGCATCAACGAGCCGAAGTTTGCTAAAGAGCTAGCCAAGGCGCATGAAAGCGGCGTCGGTTATACGTTGGTGCAAGCTGGTGAGTTTTTAGATTATGGAGATCTAAACCTTCCATTAGGTCAAAACGATCTTGTGCTCACGCCTGTTGTCGCAGGCAGCGGTGGCGGGGGTACAGGCAAGATATTGCTCGGAGTTGCTTTAGTTGCTGTTGCTATTGTCGCTGCGCCTTTGGGTGCAGGCTTTTTGGGATTAGGAGCTGGAGCATTTACATCAACAACTGGCGTAGCGTTAGTCACTGGCGCAGCCACAAGTTTTGGTGTCACCGCGGCGTTAAGTGCTGCTTCTGTAGCAATTGGATCGCTTGGTTTAGGTTTAATTCTTCAAGGCACATCACAGTTGCTTGCCCCACAGCCTGTCATTCCTAAGCTCAATGCTGGGTCAAGAACAAATCCTGGTGAGAATGTTGGAGCGACAGGCCCGCAAGGTGTTTCGCGTGCCACGTCAGGACAACAGTCTTATGCTTTTGCTGGTCCTGCTAACACAGTCGGTGTTGGCGCAACAGTGCCTCTCGTTTATGGGCAGCTTTTGATTGGCAGTCATTTGCTTTCATCAAAAGTCGACATTTCAGATGAAAGTGATCCGACAAGTTCTTATTTTAGTGACACAGGCGCAAGCTCAATTATTATCAACGGAGAAAAGCCAGAATTCAAATTCAATGCGCACAACGGCCTTAGGACGAGGCGCTATTTGGGCTCACATATAAGCTACAAAAACCAAGACGGTGCAAATGGCAAGATCAAGAAAATTGCCTCAGATGCTTTAGAGTTTGGCAACACAGATGTGATCGATGAAGTTGGTATTAAAGAATACGACGATGACGATTACGAGTCTAAAAACTTGCAAGTTCTTTTGGAGATAGATAAGGGTCTTGGCCGATACCTTGGCAATAAAATTGTGCCTGCTTATTTGACGTATGAAATTGCGATCAAAAAGGAGAACTACGACGGCAAGTCTCCTGTCTTTGCAAAAGTTCGTGGCACTATTCAGGGCCTGTTGACGGCAAGCCAGGACTATACCTGGGCTCATGCAATTACTTACGGTCACAGCGGCACGGAAGACAACGACACACAGGTTGTTGCGAAGTTTCGGATTATTGACACTGACGCTAATCTGAACGGAGGTCGAATCGTTGTCCGGGGGGTTGGCTACAATTGGTTCAACCAAAATAGCGAAAACGACACCACAGATCTCGTCACGGAGTAATCTTTAACCATGGGTTTAAATTCTACCGGCGTTATCAAGATTCTTGATCTTCTTTGCGAAGGTCCGATTGAAGGTATTGTCGGCGGCAAAAAAGGCGTCTACTTAGACGAATCGCCACTAGAAGCAGAAGACGGCACAAACTTGGTGGACGATGATGAGATCAATTACTCTCTGAATGTTGGCGGCAAACACCAGGCTTACTTGCCGCAGGCAAAAGCCAAGACCAGCAATATCGTCAACGTAGGCAAGGAGATAGGTAAAGAGTATGAGGAAATTTTGGACGAAAGCGGCACTAATGTAAAAGCCAGAAACTATGGCGCAGGTGAGCGTACTGTCAAAATTACCGACACTGATGTAGATGACATTGATCTGATCTTCACTATTCCAAAACTTTTCTCCACCTCACAGGAGGGTCTCACAAAAGGCCAGCTTTTCGCCGCGCAGGTATGGTTTGACGTCTATATTCAAGACGAAGGGAGCGGCAGTGCTTTCAAGAAGGTAAAGAAAAACGATCCTGCACAGGTTAGCGATAAATTCAAGCAAATACATGACAACTTTTTTGTCGAAGGGATAAGCACTGGCCCTTATCAAGTCAAAATTTCTGGAATTAAGCTGACAGGAAAAGGCCCTTGGAACGTAAGGGTGCGTAAGTACCCAGATTTTAAAAATTACAAGTATGGGAACGACATTCCGCACAGCAGCTCTAACGCAGGACCAAGCGACCAAGAAGTCTTTAGGGCAACTTGGGACGAGTTTGAGGAAGAAGTCAAGACAAAACCGCTAAAGCAAGGGCGTGGCAACTCTTTGATTTGGACTTCGGTTATTGAAAACGTAAACATCCGAACCTCTTATCCGTATTCCGCAACTGTGGGCATGAATATATCGACGGAGGAGTTTCCGTCATTACCCACTAGGTCGTATTTAGTGCGCGGCAGAAAGGTTCGTGTTCCCCATAATGCCGTTCCTAGAGAGGATGGCAGCTTGGAGTTTAACGGCAACTTTAATGGAAGTTTGGGTGAGCCTGTATGGACAACATGCCCCGTCTGTATTTTTTACGATCTACTCGTAACTGATCGCTACGGCTGCGGTCATTTTGTTAGTTCAAGCGATTTAAGCTGGGTTGATTTGTATCCCCTAGCTCAGTATGCAAATGAGTTAGTCAGCGTGCCAGGCCCTGATGAGCCAAGATTCGCTTGCAACGTACAGGTATCATCGCAGGCCGAGGCTTATACGGTTCTGCAGGATTTTGCCTCTGTTTTTAGGGGGATGATGTATTGGCACTCAAATACTATTCAGGTCACAGGAGATCACGGAAATCTTGATGGCACGGACGTTGACCCTGTTCATATTTTCTCTAATTCAAATGTTGTCGGCGGCGTTTTTAGTTACAACGGAACATCTCTTAAAACGCGAAGCACAAGCATTAGGGTACGCTACAGCGACCCAGAAAATTTTTACAAGCCGAACATTGTCTGCATCGAAGACTCATCGCTGATTGAAAAATATGGCTATCAAGTCAAAGAAGTTTTAGCTTTTGGCTGCACATCTAAACACCAAGCAAAGCGGCTAGGTCGTTGGATGCTCAAAACGGAAGAGCTTGATGCAAGTACCGTCACGTTTTCCGTTGGCCTAGAAGGCGCACTGGTCTTTCCTGGTCAGGTCTTTGCGATCCAGGATGAATTGCGTGCTGCAGTCAGACTGTCTGGTCGGATTAGCAGCTCTACAACAACAACAATTGTTGCTGATCAGTCCATTACACTGCCTGTTGGCAGCCCAACACTGACGTGTGTTGTGAATGATGGAACGATTGAAAGCAGAGCAATTTCCAGTGTTAGCGGATCAACTATCACGGTCAGCTCTGCGTTTAGCTCAGCGCCACTCGTTCAAGCTATTTATTCAATCAGCACCCCTCAGGTAAACCAGCAAAAGTTTCGGTGCCTTTCGGTTTCAGATAACAATGATGGAACTTTTGCTGTTGTAGCGGTTGAGTTCAACGACAGCATCTACGACGCAGCCGAAACAGACGAAGAACTTGACTTTGAAGATATTACTGTTATTGACGCAAAGCCTCCTAAACCGAAAGCTCTTACGATTGATTTTCAGTTGATTGAAAAAGACGGCGGCCTTACTAATCGCGCGGTGATTTCTTGGGCTCTGGGAGACGGTGGCTTTACAGATCATTTTGCTTTGGAATATCGCATTGGTGGCAAAGGCGGATACAAGTGGCAAAAGGTTTACGAAACATCTTTTGAAATTGACGGAGTCCAGCCTGGGAAGAAACTTGAGGTCAAGTTGAAAGCTCGTGGAGCTGGTTTGCCTCCAAAGCAGTCTTCATACGTTTTCGCTGAAAAAATTGTCCCTGATCTTCCTGTAATTATTGGCGGCAACACATTAGTCAGTAACGTTAAAAATCCAACAATCAGCCCAGTTAATGACACCCAAGCTTTGCTGCACTGGGAATCGCCGGCAGTTGAAAAGCTCAACAACTTAGTGGCAGTCATTAGGCATTCTAAGAAAACGGATGGCACTGGAACGTTTGCAGGTTCGACAAAACTTATTCAAGTGCCTGCCTCAGCCAACTCAGCAATAGTGCCATTGCTTAACGGTGAATATCTGATAAAGCTCAAAGACGAAACTACAAAAAAGAAGAGCGTTACTACAGTCAGCGTTATTTTAAACATTCCAGATGCGTTGCCTAAGCTTTTAATTGAAACAAGGCGCGAAGATCAGGACACTCCACCGTTCCAAGGGTTGCAGCAAAATGTTACTTATGACTCTGGATATGACGGCTTGATATTAGACACTACAGAGTCAGTTGACGGCAAATTCTCTGGCGAGTACGAGTTCGCGTCACTTAAAACGTTGCCCGGAAAATTCCAGGTAACGCTGGACAGAACGCTTCAGTCGCGAGGCTTGTACCCAAATGACACGATTGACTCAAGGTCTGCTTTGGTCGATTCTTGGGCAGATTGGGACGGCACATCGGCAGAGGACACGTCATCTGAAATTTATTTTCGGGCTAGTGATGAGGTTCCTGCTGACGATGAGTTTTTGCTTGAAGCGAGTCCTGATATTTTCTTGCTTGAAGATGGGGACAAACTGCTGTTGGAGTCTTCAGTCACGTTTGACAGTGAATGGACGGTTTTGAATAAGTCCACTTTTGTAGGTCGGACTTTCCAGTTCAAAGCCGAGCTTGAGAGTGAGCAGCCCGACCAAACTCCCTTGGTCGACGAGTTGGGCTATGTGATGTCGATCCCGTCTCGAACGGAGAACAGCGCAACCATTACCTCTGGGGCAGCAGCTGAGGCAGTGACGTTCACTAACGCTTTTTATGAAGCGCCGACCGTAAGTATTACCGCTTTTACCCTTGCCAGTGGGGACTATTATGAGTTGACATCCGTAACACGCACTGGCTTCACGGTTCACTTCAAGAATTCCAGCAATTCATCAGTGAGTCGGAGCTTCCAATACGTGGCAACGGGCTTTGGCTCTGAGCAGACCTAGTAATGGCAACTCACGACTACGTTCTTGCAAACCAAAGCGGCTCGGCGTTCCGTTCTGATTTAAACAACGCGCTTTCTGCAATCGTCAGTCAAAACAGCAGTGCTACCGAGCCTGCAACGACGTTTGCGTACCAGTATTGGGTAGACATTACACCTTCTCCTGCGCTCTTAAAGCAGCGCAACGCTGCAAACGATGCGTGGATCACGCTTGCTGAGATTGGCGGCCAAGTGCTGCTTGCTGATGGAACGAATGCAAAACCGGGTCTTTCCTTTGCTTCTGATACCGACACCGGTTTTAAAAGAAATGCAGATGATGACATCAGTCTTGTCACTGGCGGCAATAAGCGACTAACCGTTAAGCCAGACGGTGATGTGGGCATTGGAACGGACAGCCCAAATAATGCGTTGCATGTTGTTGGTACGGGCAGGTTTGAAGATTCTGGAACTGCTCTCAATATCCACAACGCCACTGAAACCATAGGTTTTATCGGTAATGATTCTGGCAATTTATCAATCAACGCTGGCGGCACAAATGATGTAATGCTGCTAAAGACTGGCGGCACTACTCGCATAAAAGTTGCATCTACCGGTGTTACTACATTTGGCGATGATACTAATCCGCTGCCCACTGACGCCTTCAAGGTTACAGCTGATGTAAATAATAATAATATGGTTATCTTTGATAACAAAAGAACTGTTGGAGGCTATGCAAGGATTAACTTTAGGACCGCAGGTACTCCTAGAGGCAGTATTGAATGGGAAACTGGCAACGTATCGTATCTAACAAGTTCAGACTACCGACTAAAGGAAAACGTTGTTTCGATGTCGCAAGGCATTGAAAAGGTAAAGCTGTTAAATCCTTGCACTTTTAATTTTATTGGCGATAGTGGGAGCCAAGGAGGTTTTATCGCGCATGAAGTGCAAGACGTTGTGAGTTATGCCGTTGCAGGCGATAAAGATGCCGTTAATGCTGATGGCACAATAGAACCACAGTCGATTGAATTATCTAGACTTGTGCCGGTGCTGACCACTGCTTTAAAAGAAGCGATTGCAAAGATCGAAACCCTTGAGACTAAAGTCGCTGCTCTGGAGGCTGCTAACTGATGGCTGACCGCAAACTGTCCGAACTGACTGCGCTTACAGCGCCAGCATCAGATGATGAATTTATTGTTCTTGACGCCTCAGCTTCTACTGATGCAGACAAGAACAAAAAAGTAACGTTTGGAACGTTATGCAGCCAAGTGCCAGTTGGCAGCGTTACAGCGCCATCTCTTGGTTTTGCGGGTGACAGTGACGCTACTGGTTTTTTCCGAAGTGCTGAAGATCAAATTGCAATCAGCACCAATGACACGCTGAACTCTAAGTTTACGACAACCGGATTCCAGGTTGGCACGGGGACGGCAACTGCTCAGTTCCATACGTTCAAAACAACAACCGGCGACGATGTTGTCATTGAAAACAGCGAGGCTGGTGCAACCGAAGGGCCAAATGTTGTTCTGTACCGAAACTCTGCATCACCAGCTGCGGATGACGTGCTTGGAACGGTTGAGTTTCGTGGTGAAGATTCTGGCGGCAGCACGCAGTCTTATGCAGAAATCACCGCTGGGATTGTCGATGCAACTGCCAGTGGTGAGGACGGTCGAATTGATTTCAACACGACAACAGGCGGTTCCTTAGGCAATGCTGTCAGGCTGCAAGAGGGAAAGGTTGGCATCAACGAATCTGCCCCTGAGGCTCCGATCCATGTCAACAACACTGACACGCAGATTTTGCGTTTGGAGTGTCCGAACAATGATGCTTCATCTGGTGCGGACATTCGGATGTACCGCCATCGGAATGATGCGGTTGGTCAGGACAACGATGCGTTGAGCACTCTGTTTTTCAGAGGCCATAACGACGACGCTACGGCTTCTCAGCGTCAAATTGACTATGCAGCGATCCAAGCTCAAATCGCAGATGCAACCACTGACAGCGAGGATGGCAAGATCCTTTTGCAGGTGCAAACGGCTGGCACGCTGACGACTCAAGTTGAGGTCAACGCCAACACCATCGGTTTCTTTGGAACGACTGCTGCTGTCCAATCAACGCATGTTGCTGATCTTTCAGCGACCGCAACGACTGGAACGCTGCCTACTGCTGATGGAACGATGACGATTGCGGATGCTGCGTCACCAACCAATGCAGAATTGCTGGAGTATTGCCGCGAGCTTGAGGCGAAGGTGAATTCACTTTTGGCTTTTGCTAGCGCACACGGTTTAATGGCTAGCAGCTAGAGCTAGACTGCATTCGGCTGGAGGTGCCATGTCTGTTCAACCTGGGACGTACAACATCACGCTCCAGCGGGCTGCTGACTACAGCGTCCTGCTGCAATTTAAGGACAGCACCGATACAGCGATCAACCTGACGGGTTACACGGCTTACGCACAAGCGTGGAATAAGGGCAGAACCACCAAGTCAGCTGATTTTGCTATTGCCTACACCGATAGAAGCGACGGCAAGATAACAATCAGCTTGACGGATACGCAGACAACTGATTTTCCGGAT